CAGTTTGCGGTTGATATTGCAACTATTAATGCAAAGGTTGTTCTTGCAGATCGTATCAATGGTAAACTTAAAGCGATGACTAAAACGTGGATGGCAAAGTTAGGTCAAACTGATGCTGATGCAACTGTAATGTCAGAGATTGAAAAGGTTGCAAAGAATGTAATTGCAAATGTTGATGTTGCAGGGTATAGTCCTATTAAGGTAGACGTTTTCCCTTCCGGCACTCAATATCGTGCATTTGTTCTTCTGGAGTATTCTGATAAAGAAGCTGCAAAGATCATCTTCAATCGTTTGCGTAAAGATCGTATGGTCTACTCTCGTTTGCGTTCCAACAAAGCTTGGAAAGAACTTGAAGCAGAGGTCTACAAATCCGAAAAGAAAGATGAAGCACAGTCGATGGCAAACATAGAAAAGTTAGTTGCAAAACCAATGGTGCCAGTCGATGAAAAACCTCTTACTCAGTAGTATTCTTGCTTTCTCTCTAAGTGGGTGTTTGATGCCGTCTGGTATCAACCCCAACCTTGGATGTAGTCCAATAACAGGATGTACATCGAAAGATTACTATATTCCAGGCCGAGGTGTTTGGGCACCAAAACAATCTAGTTTTACTAAAGCAAAAATGGGTGCTGTTGGTGGTGCTGTGACAGGTGCATATCTAGGTAGAGGTAGTCCATTAACAAGTGCTGCTGGTGCTGTTGTTGGTCTGGCAGTTGGTCATGAAGTTGGAGCTCACTTTGATAAGGTAGATAGATTATATGCTACAATGTTATTACGACAAACTCTTACTTATAATAAAAATGGTGAAATGTCTACATGGGGAAAACCAGAAAAAGGTTTTAGTGTAACACAAGGCCCTGTTGCAACGAGTGGAAATTGTAAAGAGTGGATATCTAAAGTCACAGTTGGAAAAGAGTTGAGAAATGTTAAAGGAACTGCTTGTCTTGAAAATAATGAATGGGTAATGAAGGAAATTTATCAATGAAAAAATATGTATACCTTGCAGGCCCGATTGAAGGTTGTAGTAACCATGAAATCAATCAGTGGAGACAAAAGTGTTATCTAGGATTTAATGAAAATCTTATAGGTGTTAATCCCTATCGTGCAGAGACACATTCTGATGATCCAGAAGCAAGAAAACGAATCATGATGAAAAATTACATGGACACAAAATCGTGTGATTTAATTCTTGCATATCTTCCCAAAGAAATCAATGCTCGTAGACACTCCTATGGTACAACATTTGAGATTGCATGGGGATACAGTATGCAGAAACCAGTAGTGATTGTATCTGATGATATTCATGTGCAAGACCATCCTCTTATGGATATGTCTGGTGCTTTGTTTTGGGACTTAGATGAGGCTATTGACTATATAAATGTATTACTAGAACCATATGATTCTAATAAATCATTTGATTTTAAATCCTCTGTATTAAATTAAGAAAACACTTGACAAATCTTATTGGATATAGTAATATAATAATATGAGTGGTATGCATTTATTACCTGTTTATTACACAACTACGAGCAGTCGTAAACGTAAGAAACAGAAGAAATCTAAGTCGTTACTTGTTGCAGAACAAGAACACGCAAAGTATCTCAAACGTATGGGTGTCGGTAAATCCAATGGGGGTCGTAGCTCAGTAGGGAGAGCGTCTGGTTTGCAACCAGAAGGTCGGCGGTTCGATTCCGCCCGACTCCACCAAAAACCAGATGTATCTCGTTGGACTCCCTGTACAAAAGAGGACAAAAGTTACAAACTAGATATATCTAGTAAATATGTTATAGGTCAAGCATATAACAAAGGTGGATTACAAGTGCTGTCAAGAACAGAACAAAGTGATCCAACAACAGGAAAGAGAAGATGAAAATACAAGTTCGTAATAATAATGTCGATAAGGCTATGCGAGTTCTAAAAAATAAACTACAACAAGATGGTTTTTTTAATGAATTGCGTGAAAGAGAATATCACATGACAAGGGGCGAAAAGAAACGAAGGTCTAAAGCATCTGCTATTCGTAGGACTAAAAAGAACCTTGAAAAAAGATTTGAGGAGTCAGGGTATTAATGAAACCATATATCGTTGATAATTTCTTAAATGAAAAAGAATTTATGAATATCGCCCATGCTGTTAGTGGCCCAGATATTGACTGGCACTACAGTTATAGTGTTGCTGATGGTTCTGAAGAAGAAACCGATATGTATTTTATACATATGTTATACATGGGACTTGCAGAGATGCCGAAGGATGGAACATTACCAAAACCGCCTGAAAAGAGTGGTTATTATCATTTTTTTGAACCCCTCTTTGAGAAACTACCAGACTTTAAACTTCTTATGAGGGCCAAAATAAATCTTTATGGTAGAACTCCAGAGATAGTTCATCATCCAGATCATGTGGATATGAAACAAGAACACATGGGTGCTTTATTTTCGTTAAATACTTGTGATGGGGGGACTGTTATTGGAGATGAAAAGTTTGATAGTGTTGCTAATAGGATATTGTTTTTTGATCCTACTCATCCTCACCATAGCACTTCTACTACTGATGTGAAGAGAAGGCTAAACGTGAACATTAATTATCTATAGGATTAAGAAATTGGAAGAACACGAAAATCCGTCTACAACTTCAACTCCACTAAAGGAACATCATCCTTTAAGTTGGTATTTGAAGTGGGCATCTTCTATCGTTCTAATCTTCGCAATGATCGCAACAACTAATGATCTTTATCCTTGGAATATGTTTCTACAAACTGTAGGTGTTGCTGGTTGGTTGTGGGTTTCTATCATATGGAACGATAGAGCTCTTATAATTGTAAATGCAGTTGCAGTTGCAATTTTTCTAAATGGTATCGTAAACTGGATGATGAAGGTAATATAATGGTTAAGAAAAAGAAGATTGAAGCGACTACTGATAACAGTGGATGGGTAGAACCTAAAAGAAAAAAGGTTCGTAAACCACGTAAACCCATGACTGAAGAGCAGAAACAAGCTGCAGCTGCTCGTCTTGAAAAAGCAAGAGAGGCTCGTGCTGCAAAAAATCCAGATTATGGTCAATCAAATATTCACGAGAGTTTACGCAATCTTCCAGAAGACCATCGTGCTCATCCAAAGAAAGTTAGAAAGTGGATCAAGACACAAAAAGAACTTGCTGCATCTGAAAGAAGGTCAGTAAAACAGGGTGTGAAGGGTGCTTATTCAAAACAATGTTATCACGAAGGATACATTAGAAACCTTGTTAAATATTTACGAGATGGTGATTATGTAGATAGTTTCTATGGTGAGTACATGGAACAAAAAACTACTAGGAGATGTGTAGCACTTGCGTATGATGATAAGGGCAATCCTAAAAGAGATGTAGGTGTGTTTTATCCAGATATGGGGTGTAAATATACACAAGAGATGTATAATGAAGATCATGGTATCATTGAAGAGGCACCAAAAAAGAAAAAAAGAAAGAGTAAAAAATGACAGCAGATGTTATTAAAGGCCCTTGGAAAAAGATTGATAAAACTGAAAAAGAGTTAGAAAAAGCACAACTGCTTGCAGAGTGTGACTCTATTGCAAGTGATTGTATGGTTGCTGTTTTACAAAATTTAGTTGAAAATGGTATGGCTCCAGAAGACCCTGACGATGAAAATATTGCATACATGATGTTTTTATCTGAGATGTTAAAATCTGTAACTTATGCAAATGTAGAAGTACATCATCCATTTCAAGATATAATTCGTCTATTAACAGGTAGTAATGTGCTTATAGATAATACTAGAGAATTTTATATAGATTATGATTCAATTGCAAGAGTAATTGAACATTTACAAGAAAGTGAACCAGAGAAAGACCCAGCATGATTTTAGTTGATATAAGTCAGATATCATTAGCCAGTATGATGATGCATCTGAATATGAATAAGACCACCAAACCAGATGAGGCGATGGTGCGTCACATGATACTCAATTCTCTAAGAATGTATCGTAGTAAATTTAAAGAAGAATATGGAGAGTTAATTCTCTGTTTTGATTCTCGTCACTACTGGAGGCGTGACCACTTTCCAAACTATAAGGCTGGTCGTAAGAAGAGTAGGGAAAGTTCTAATCTAGATTGGGATGCAATATTTGGTTGTCTTAATGAGATTAAACAGGAACTAAAAGACTATTTTCCTTACAAATGTGTTGAAGTATATGGTGCAGAGGCAGACGATGTAATTGCTACATTGTGTCTTGAACTTGAATACGACAATGGAAAGACATTAATTCTTTCTGGAGACAAAGACTTTATTCAGTTACACAGATTTACCAATGTATCACAATACAGTCCTATCACGAAGAAAATGATTAACGGCCATGATCCCTACAAATATTTGGATGAACACATTCTTAAAGGTGATACAAGTGATGGAGTTCCAAATGTGCTATCACCAGACAATACATTTGTTGATGGACTACGACAAAAACCTTTGAGTAAAAAGAAGATTGCAGAATGGACAGGTGAGATTCTAATGCCTGTAGAGATGGCCATACCAGATGGTGAAGTGAAACGTAATTTTCAAAGAAATCAACAATTGATAGATTTGTCTAAAGCACCAGAAGAAATTTTTATGTCTTGTTTGAAAGCATATCAAGAATCTCCAGAAGGTGATCGTAGCAAACTACTAAATTATTTTACAAAGAAGAGATTAAAGAATCTCATAGAATCCATAGGAGAATTTTGACATGGACTTACTAATATCTGAAATCTTAGAAAAAGTTTCTAAGATTAAAACAAAAAAAGAAAAGGTTTCTTTTCTAAAGCATTATGACTCTGATGCATTACGCATGGTAATCAAATCATCTTTTGACCCTGAAATCAAATGGGCTCTTCCAGACGGTGAAGTTCCTTATGAGAAAAACGAAGCACCAGAAGGTACAGAACATACTAACCTTCATGCTGAAGCACGAAAGTTGTTTCATTATCTAGAAGGTGGTAATGCAGATTTGACACAGAATAAACGTGAAAGTATGTTCGTTCAATTACTAGAAGGGTTACATGAGTCTGATGCTGAGGTGCTTGTTGCTGCAAAGAATAAAGAGTTGCATCGTAAATTCAAAGGTCTTTCTGATAATGTAGTCAAAGAAGCATTTGATTGGGATGAAAAATATATGAAAGTTGATGGATATCCCCAAAGGTCTGGCCCTGCATCTGGCTAATTTTTTTTCAAAAAAGTGCATTTTTTTGTTGACAAATCCTTTTGAACATGGTATGATAAGACATAATCAAAAAAGAAAGGATTCGTTATGAGTGTAACAGAAAATTTAGTTGAACTAGAAGATATGGTTCTATCCATAATAGAAGATGGTGCAGAAACCCTTGAGGATGTTATTTCTCAAGTTAGTGCAAAATATGTTGTTGTGGATGTAGAGTATGTTACTGATTTATATTGGGCATATACAGAGAGTTGGAGAAGTGCGGCTTACGCCTAAATTAATTTCAAAAAAGTGAAATTAATGGTTGACAAACCTTATTTTATCCTGTATACTAATAATATAATCAAGAGAGAGAGAAAATATTATGAAGAAAATTGATTTTTTAGACGCTTATAATGGTGGAATTCGGATGTATGCCGGAGTTGGAAACCTCAAAGGTTGGGCTAATACTGCAAAAGGTGTTGCATATACCCTAAAAACTTGTGGAATTGCAGAAACCATGATGGGTTCTAGTTCTATGGATTTTGCATCAGAAGAAGGTTTTGAAACCGATGATGGTGCAATGTTATTGTTGAAACGTGCTTTGGAGTTAGTGTAATGACTACTTTTGTAAAAGAAAAATCTGAAACCATTGTTGAAGGTGTTAGTGTCATGAAAAGGGCAATGATTGCCGATTATGGTGATTGGACTGATAAAGGTTGTGAAATTGCTCTAAGAATGTGGGATGAGTATGCTGATGGTTTCAGTGTTTCTTACAATAAGAAATATGTCAAGATTGTTACAAATAAAAGTGTATCTGCTTTTATCGTTGCAGTAGATAATGACAAAAAGTTTAAGAAAGGTGACATTCTAAAACCTGCTGGTTACAATGCTCCTGCTAGGAACTTTGCTCGTGGAAACGTCTTTGACGGTGGTTATGAAATTCGTTGGACAGGAGCCTGATA